AAAATTATCTAAGCAAGAAAGATTTTTGTATAACCTAAATAAATAATAAATAAAAAAAGAAAATTATGGCATTCAATGTAACAAGTAATTTTAGTGGAAAGGCGGCTGGATTCTACATAGCTGCGGCACTAAAAGAAACAAAATCTTTAGACTTTTTAACTTTAATAGAAAATATTAAATTTAAGTCTAATATTCAACGTATGGCAGGAAGTTCAGTAGTTAGAGATGCTACGTGCGACTTTACAGATCACGGAACTTTAGCAATGACAGAAAAAGTTTTAGAACCAAAAAACTTACAAATTAATCTTGACTTATGTAAGGATAACTTACTTTCATCTTGGGAAGCTCTACAAATGAGAGCAGGAGCAGGAGCACCACCACCAGCATCTTTTGAGGACTACGTAATATCTTACATGGGGGAGATTATAGCAGACGCAGCAGAAACTTCAGGAGTAGCAGCTAACAATGGAGAGTTTGCAGGGTTCTTAGGAGCAGCAACAGGTTACCTTTTGCCAGGTGTTGACGCAACTGTAATACAATCTAGTGCATCAGGAGCATATACAGCAGGTAATATTATTGCAAACTTACAAACTTTGACTGCTGACATGGCAGCAAATGTTTCTCCTATTTTAAGAAAAGAAGATTTGTATATTTACATGAACCCTAAGACTTACGCTTTCTATGTATCAGCAGTATCTACATTAGGATATGTAAACGCATATAACATGAACGGCGATTATGAGCCTGTTTTTGAAGGCTACAAAATTGCAGTGTGTCCTGGAATGGTTGACAATCAGTTAGTGGCTGCAACAAGAAGTAATATGTTCGCAGGCACAGACCTCCTTAGTGATACCACGCGAATAGCCCTCCTAGATATGTCTGCTTTAGATGGCTCAGATAATATTAGAGTAGTATGTAAATACTCAATGGGTGTTCAGACAGGTGTTGGAGCGGACATTGTTAGACAATCATAATAAACTTAATTAATAGAGGCAAGGGCGTAAAAACCCTTGCTCCTTTAACCCTTAAAAATAAAAAAATATGGCTTGCACAGCACTTACAAAAGGACGGGGATTAACCTGCGATAGAATTCAAGGGGGTATTAAGTATGTTTACTTTGGTGTTTATGATGATTTTAATGCTAATGCGTCAACAGGCGAGATTTACGGAACAGGTATTGTAGTTTCTTCTGGAGAAGTAACAGATATTGAAATGGGAGCAGGAACAGGTTTAAAAAGATATGCTACACCGATTGGCACTTCTTCACTTACAGAAACAATTACAGGAACTAGAGAAACAGGAACTATAATGTATGCACCGCAATTAACTTTAGTATTTAATCAATTAACTAAAGAAGATGCGGCAGAATTAGAATTACTTGGTAAAACTAAAGTAGTTGTATTTGCTCAATTATGGCAACAAGTAGGAGGTAAAGACCAAATAGTATGTTTAGGGTCAGCTAATGGTATGTATTTAAATAGTGGAACAGAAGTAAGCGGAACAGCTTGGGGAGACCAAAACGGTTACAGTCTTACATTTGACGGAATGGAAACTAAACCTGCACCAATGGTAGCACCTTATACAACAAATCCATTTGATAATGCAGCATTTACAAACGTATCAGTTGATATAGATTAATATTCTTAATAATTTCATATATTCTTGATTAAAGGGCTTTATGCCCTTTTTTCTTAAAATCTTGGCAAAGGTGTTACGTTATGCGTATCTAAGGAAACTTAGCGTTTGTCAATGGATAAGGCGGCTTCGGCTGCCTTTTTCCAAATAAAATCAGCACTTTTCTATTATATTAATATATGATACAAGCAACAACACAAACTAACTTTACAGCATACGTTCAAACTAGAGATAACACTATAGATACGTCAGTAGAATTAAGTTTAATAAAACACTTATATAAGTTTACTAATGACATGGATAGGTCTGTTTATTATGCTTACCCTAGTTCAGAAACAATTAATAATAGGTTTACAAAATCAGACTTTTTATATAATACTGTTGGAGATGTTTTTGAAGGCAAATTAAATTTAAAAGCTGGTTTTTATAAGTATGAAGTTTACGAAGTAAGCTATGCAAGAGTAGGAACAGTTGACGCAGACCATGCACCAGCAACAGAAAATTTTATATTTGATCCAAATGACGGTTTAAGGGGTGTAGTTCAAGGTTTAGTAACAAAAGGTAAAATGTATGTATCAGAAAAAGCAGGAACGCAAGAAGTGACTTATTCGCAGAATGGAAGAAGTGTAGTTAGTATAAGCATAGTATCAGGCGGTGCTGGTTATACTTCCCCACCTACTATAGAAATTACAGGCGGTGGTTTTATAACGCAAGCAACAGCAACATGCGATGTTGCAGGAGGTGCAATAACTGAAATAGTAATAACTAATGCAGGTAATGGTTATACTTCTACACCTAGAGTAGAGTTGTCAGGTGGCGGTTTTACTACTGAGGCACAGCTTGTAGCAAGTATTCAAGAAACAAATTATATATATACAGGATAAAAAAATAAAAAATTATGGCAATAGAAAACGTGCAACAACTCTTATCAGAGCAATTAGGTAAAAATGCAGGAACAGAAGTATTTACAGGAGCAGTAACAGGCAAAAATTTTTACGCTGTTTACTTTCCTGTTGAAAGTGCAGTAAGTGCAATAACAGCAGCTAGTGTTACAAATGTAACAGCTTTACAGACTACACTTCCAGCAGGAACTACACTGCTTATGAACATTACAGCAATGACACTCACTAGTGGAATAGCAATAGGGTATAAAGAGTAATGAAAGTTTTAAGAATAGGTCAAAGTTTAGTATCAATGCCAAAAGGTGGGGGTTGGTCGCCTAGTGATGAAACAAGTTTAGTTGCTTGGTATAAAAACGCAACAGGAATTGTTTTAAATGGCTCAAATGTTTCTAGATGGAATGATAGTTCAAGTAATAGCCATGACATGCTACAATCAACAGCAAGCGAACAACCAGCTTATTCTAATGGTGTTTTAACTTTTGACGCTAGCAATACAGAAAATTTACAAACTTCTAGCCAGATAACTTTAGGCAGTAAATTTACTTTAGGTTTTAGAGCTAACCCATCTTCTACTAATGTAGTAATTTTAGCAGATAATACTTCTTCTAATGAGTTTATAAAATACTCAACTTCAACAAAAATAGCAATTAAAATAGGCGGATCAACAAAAAATTTTAATTTAGAAAGCGGAAGTTTTGGAGATGATTATATTGTTATTAGTAGGAATTCAAGCGATGTTATTACTGTATTTCATAATGGCACAGCACTAGAAACGCAAACACTAGCAGGGGATTGTTTAATAGACGCAATAGGGGTAAGGGCAACTGATTTAAACCCTTTTGACGGAACAGTTGAAGAAATACAAATTTATAACGATACTAACGCAACTTTAATTTCAAATGTAAATTCAAGACTAGCAGGAATATAAAATAAAAAATTATGAAAGACAATATTATTTCAATCAACCTAGAAACTGCAACAGCACCAATAATACAAGAGGTTCGTGGTCGTGATTACATAGAATTTGGAACAGACGATTGGAAAAACCTTTATCCGCAGTTTTTAATTGATTTATATTACAATTCTTCTACACACGCTGCTATTATTAACGGAACTGCTGAAATGATTTCAGGCGAAGATTTAATAGTTACTGATGAAGATACAAATTTAGAAGCGTATGTTAAGTTAAAAAAGTTTATGCGACATGCTAACTCAAAAGAAAGTTTACACCAAATAATTAAAAAAGTAGCATTTGATTTTAAACTTCAAGGTGCTTATGCTTTACATATTGTATGGAATAGAGAAAAAACAGAAATAGCTGAGCTTTACCACGTTCCTGTTGAGAGGGTAAGAGCAGGTCGACCTAACGCAATGGGCAAAGTAGATACATATTTTATAAGTGCTGATTGGTCAAATACTAGAACACACAAACCATACCCTATAGCAGCTTTTAATGTAAACGATAGAACTTCGGGCAGTCAATTAATCTATACAGGTGCATACAGCCCTAATATGGATATATATCATACCCCAGATTATATAGCTGCATGTAATTGGGCTTTAGTAGACCAACGAGTAGCTGAGTTTCATCTTAATAATATAGAAAATGGTTTCAGTGGCTCTTACTTCATCAGCTTTGCGAACGGCGTCCCAACAGCAGAAGAACGCAGACAAATAGAACAAAGTTTAACAGACAAGTTTACAGGTGCTAAAAATTCAGGAAAGTTTATTTTAACATTTAGCGATGATAGAACTAGAACACCTGAAATAACGCCAATAAGTGTTTCTGACGCAGACAAGCAGTATTTAGCACTGCAAGAGCTTCTGGTTCAAAACATTCTTACAGGGCATAGAGTGACTTCTAAGACACTTTTAGGTATAGACAGCACTAACGGGTTCTCCAGCAACACAGATGAGCTTATAAACGCTGCAAACTTCTATACTAATACTGTTGTAAGACCATTCCAATTAAACATTTTAAATACTTTACAAAGTATATTTTCTGTTAACAATATGGATTTAGAAGTAGAGTTTGTTCAATTAAAACCAATAACAGTTCAATTTGATTCTAAGACTATACGTGAAGTAATGACGCAAGATGAAATAAGAGAAGATATTGGACTTGCACCACTTGACAATGATGAAGCAACAGTAGAGCAAGAAGTAAAAATGGCTAAAGTTGGCAGTATGGTTACTGATGGTGTTGAATTGCCTTTATATGACACTATAGAAGAAGCTAAAGCTAAAGCAAAAGAAATGGGTTGTAATGGTTACCATGAGCATACGCAAGATGGCAACACTTATTATATGCCATGTCAAAACCACGAACAAATTACTAATTTAGTAAAATGTAATTGTAGTGTAGAAAAAACTGAACTAGAAAAATTTATTGCAGAATTTGGGGAAGATATATCTGATGATTGGGAGTTAGTTGATGAAGAAGTTGTAGATGGCGAACACCAAGATTTTAATTTTGAAAAAGTTTTAAACGATGAAGCTAATAAAAAAATAGAATTGGCTTCAACCGGAACAGCTAGACCTAATGCAAGAAGCTCACAAGACGGAACTAATAGGTCAGATAATGACTTTTATAAAGTGAGATATATTTATACTAAAGATAATTTTTTAAAACAAGAAGGAGAAACAAGAGAGTTTTGCAAATTGATGACAAGTGCTTCAAAAATTTATCGTAAAGAAGATATTTTACAAATGAGTAATAGGGCAGTAAATCCAGGTTGGGGACCGCGAGGTGCTAACACCTATTCTATATGGCTTTACAAAGGGGGTGGTAATTGTCATCATTTTTGGCTAAGAAAGATATATAAAACTTCTTTAAGAGGTGCTAAGAGCAAAATTAATTCTAGTCAATTAATATCTTATACCAAAGCAAGAAGTGAAGGTTTTACTGCTGAAAAAAATGACAACTTAGTAGCAAGACCACCAAAGAGAATGAGAAATAACGGATTTTTAGAACCAAGATAATTATGTCATACGTATTATTTATATCAGAACAGAAATTAAAGGAATCTACTGCAATCAATTTAAATGTAGATACTAACATACTACTTCCTTACGTTAGGCAAGCACAAAAGCTCTATGTAGAAACAAAGTTAGGAACTAATCTTAATCAAAAACTAAAAGATTTGATTACGGCAGGAACTATAGGTAATGTTGCTAATGCAGCTTACAAAACTTTATTAGATGATTATATTGGCGACATGTTGCCGCAGTGGGCTTTTTTCCATGCTTTGCCGTATCTTAGATTTAAAATCGAAAACGGGAACATATATTCAAAGACTTCAGAAACAGGAAATAGTTTAACTACAGAAGAGGCACAACATTTACGAGAAGAAATAAGAAATACAGCAGAATATTACACAGAACGAATGATACAATACATTTGCAATAATACTTCTAGCTTTCCTGAATACTCAACTAACAGTGGTTCGGACGTTGACCCAGATAAAAACGCTTACTATGCAGGAATGAACCTTGAAAGACCAATACGTCAAGGAACTAAATTAACTTTAAGGGATTTTTTAACTTCTGGAGATTATTAAATATGAAAAAACATTATAAACCAAAAAAAATAAATATAACTAAGCTAAAATCCTACTTGGAAAGTAAGCCAAAACCTAAAAATAATGACAGATCTAAAAGACACAATACAAGTAGGAATAGCTAACGGAAGTGCAATAGGGGTTTCTTTAGTTGAAGCTAATGAGTTTTTAACTTTTGTTTCTCTTATTCTAGCTATATGTTTTACTATTTATAAATTCGTAAAATTTAAAAAATGAAAAAAATAATTTGTAATATAATATACAAACTTACAGGGCAAATATATTGTTTAAAGTGGTGTAATGATAAAACAAAATGCTGTAAATGAAAAAGCGTAAATTAAATAGTAACAACCCTAAGTATAATAAAAGCATAAAAACAAATGTTAAAATGCGTAAAGAGTTTGTTAAAGAAGTTAAAGGGTGTAAAATCTACAAATCATACTACTTATAATTTGGACTTAAAATATTTCAAACTATCTGAATTCGATAGTCCTGATAAGGCAGGGTCAGGCTCAAAAATGGATAAAAAGTTTCTTGAAAAACTTGACTATGCCCGTAATAATGCAGGTATTTCTTTTAAAATAAATTCAGGTTATAGAACTAAAGAATGGAATTTACATATTGGCGGAAGAGTAGGCTCTAGTCATCAATACGGGCTGGCTGCTGACATACAATGCAATGGTAGTCGGGATAGGGCTATAATAGTAAAAGCACTTATGGAAGTAGGCATTAATAGAATAGGTATTGGAAAGACTTTTATACATTGCGATGTTGATAAACAAAAAGACCAAGATGTTATATGGTTATACAATTAAAATAAATTTACTAATTAAATAAATCATTATGAAAAATTACATAATTACTCAACTTTTATCTTCTAAAAAAGTATGGCTAGGAATATCATCTATTTTAGTTCCTATGATTGCAACTTGGCTAGGGGTAGATGAAGATTCAGTATCTAAAATTTGGTGGAGTTTAATCGCTATGTTAGGCGGACAATCTTTAGCTGACTTTGGAAAATCTAAAAAATAAAAAACCTGATTCATATAATAGGTTTAGGTTAAAACCACATGAAGTTATTGCAATACAAAAAATGCGAAAAGCTAACACTAGGAACGTCCTAGTTGTTGGCGATTTGCACGAACCATTTTGCCTAGAGGGTTACTTAGAATTTTGCATAGAACAACACGAAATTTATAATTGTAATAAAGTAATATTTATAGGCGATATTTTAGACAATCATGCTTTTAGTTACCATGAACCTGACCCAGATGGCATGTCAGCAGGTTTAGAACTTGAAAAAACTATTGAAAAAGTTGCTAAATGGTATAAATATTTTCCAAAAGCAGACGTTTGTATTGGCAATCATGATAGAATGGCGGCACGTAAAGCTATGACAGGCGGTATTCCTGCTGCTTGGATTAAAACATATAATGAAGTTTTAGGCACACCTGATTGGAATTGGGTTGAATCAGTAGTGTATGATGACGTCCTTTATGAGCATGGAGAAGGTGCGCAAGCACAAGCTAAAGCAAAAAACAATCTAATGTCTAGCGTTTGCGGACATACACATACAGAGGCTTATTGCAAGTGGTTTGTTGGAAAAAGATATAGGATTTTTGGTATGCAAGTAGGTTGCGGTGTTGATAGTTCTACTTATGCTGCTGCATACGCTAAAAACTTTAAAAAACAAGCTATTGGCTGCTCTGTTGTGCTAAATAATGGCACGCTGCCTATTAATCTTTTAATGCCTTTATAGTGGAAAAAGAAACTACTTGGCAGCTATTTACTCTTTATTTTCTTATTATTATTATTATTCTTATTCTTAACATTTAAATTGTTAATAACTTTGTAAGTAATTTTGTTAG